AATCTCTAACCACATTAGCTTGGACTGCATCTTGAGAGTAATTCTCTAAACCACCAAACTGATTTCTCCAATACTTTCTAATTGTTTGAGTAGAGCCGTCAGCAGCTTCAAAAGGTGTATCAAGGATTAAATCAACAGTTTCACCGTCAATATCATCGTTATCTAATAACCTTTTTAAAACAGCTACAGCAGCTTGTTTAGCTTTTGGTTTCCCTCCATACAAGCTTTCATTCTGTTGAACAAACTCAACAACAGCTTGAGTAGCTCGTTCTGGATTTTCATCAGTAGTTGCTAATACACCACTAATTAAAAAGTTTTCAGATTCATCAAATCTAGCTTGCTTAATTAGTTGTTCAGTTTTCCTTTGATAAGCTCTCTCACTTTCTTTTTCTGTTTGCCTGATTTGTGGGAATAGATGCTTATTTAAAATTGCAGGATTGACATCTTTGAATTGTTTATAGAACTCTGTTTTATGTTCTCTAATTAATTCATCCCTTTCAGCAGGATCTTGTATATCGTTGATGTTATCAGGAAGTGTATATTTACCACCTTGATCTTCTACCCAAGCTCTCACATATCCCCATTGTTGATAACGAGAAAGCTGACGGAATCTTTCTGAAGTTCTAAAATCTCCACCTTGTTCTTCATGTTGTTTAGCAAGTTTTGTAGATTCTATATTCCGTTCTTTTATACCTTTCTCAGCTTGTTCGTAGCTCTCTTTATCACTTTCAAATATACCTTCCTTTTCATAGGTCATTATCCCTTCAGCCATTTGTTTGGCTTGCTTCTCCTTTTCCTGTTCTACTAAGAATTTAGTAAGAGATCCAGATAATTCCCCAAGAGCTTTTAGCTGTTGACCTGCTATTTCTGTTTGTCTACGATCATTCTCACGTAAGGCAGCAATACGACGATCATCACCTCTATTAATTAATGCGTAGTTATATTGTAAGGCTGGTACATAGTCTGGAGTATCGACTGGTTTAAAGCTACCGCCTTGAAATGGTGTTTGTGTCATTTGAATGCTTCACCTCCAAACTGTCTATATGTACTTACACCTGAAACACCAGCACTGACTAAACCTGCTAATAATCCAAGTGTGTTATTTGATGTAACTGGTGGAGGTGGTGCAGCATCAGGTACTGGTGCAAAGGCAACATTGGCAAATAGATTGTTCTTATTAGCCACTGCAGCTCTTCTAATACTTTCTACATTCTCTTTAAATGCTTCTTGAGATCTAGTCATTGCGAATGCCTGTTTACCTGCAAACCTTTCAAGTTCAGCTATATCTAAGGTATTGATACGACCAATAGATCTACCAGTTCTACCTGCTGCTGATTGCTGACCATGCTTCTTAAGGTATTGAATAAATGCTTTTTCATTGTTTTGAATAGCAGTTTCAAATGTTCTATTTAAACCTTCCTGTGCTTGCTCATATCCACGTGCAGCAGCAAGATTACCTTCATCTATATCTTGTTCATATTTTGTTGTTCTAGCTCCCCAAATAGAAAGAGCTTGATTCCAATCTCTTTCTCTTGCTTCTTCTTGTCGTTTAAAATTGTTGATAGCTGCTCGGTTTGCGGCTCTTTGTTCTTGTTGTTTTCCAAGGAAGCCTAAACCTGCGTTAGCTATGGCCAATGCTGCTTGCCATACCATAATGTATTCTCACGAATTCTATAAAGGATAATTTGTTTGGACCAAACTCAATCTCTCGTAAGAACTTGAATCCAAGGAATTTAAGTAGCTTTAAATGGACAGTGTTTCGTTTGTCAACGACATTCCACAGCAACTTATCGGGTTGTCTTTCTACATAACGTCTAGCTTCCCTAGCAAAGGTTATTGGATAGTCATGAATAGCAGGTGTACATAGCATCCATATTTGA